GTGCAGGAAACAAAGCAATGCGTAGAGCAGGTAAAACTGTAGAGAAAAAATCTCCCACATACAAAGCATATGTTGCTAACAAAATGAATGAAGCAAAGGTGGATCAGGGAAAGGATGATATGTCTAAGATAATAAAAATTAAACTCCTTGAAGAAAATATTCTTCCCGGATTAATGGAGGTTACTGCACATCAAGTTCTAAAAAATTACGATGTTGATATGGATTGGGTATTTAGCCCTGATAGAGATTTTAGTCATATGCTAACAAGGAAAGAATGGGATGATAAAACTTTTGACCAGTGGGTTGGAGGATTCCATAGGAAAGAACACGGAAAATGGGATGTTATGGGTGATGCTGAGGTTATGGAAGCTTATAATCAGTGGATTACTTATAAAAAACTTGTAGAGGACGGGGCTTTGCCCGAAGGGTCTGATTATGATTATCATCAAAATTACTATAAATTATTAAGAGAATGGGAAGAAGAAAACAATATAATTAAAGAGTTTAATTTGGAGGATATAAAACCTTAATATGGCAATTATTTCAGAACCTACTTTTTATGGAAAAAATATAATATCTGATAGCGTATCTAAATGTGATACCTTTACAAAAGGTATTGGGCAACAACAGTGGCAAGACGAGGCTCAGAACGCTACTTTTAATGCTACCGTTACTCAGAGCACTGATTACGCGGCAAGTGGTTCAAATTCTTTAAAAATACAAACCCTTGAGCCGACTGGTGCGGCTAGAATTTCTATGCTAACCACAGGAGCTAGTCTGACTATTGGAAAGCCTTATCAATTTTTCTGTAAATTCCTTGTTCCAGCAGAAAATAGTCTTCCATCGTCAATAGTATTGTTTGTTGGAACTACCGCTGGTGGAAGCGATATAATTGAAGGTCAAGCTGATGTGCTTACAGAGAGTCCTGTTAGATACGAGTGGAACCTTACTAGCCCTGTAGAGTTTATAGCTACAACTTCGGCGGCATACCTTTCGATTGGTGTTACAGTTGATAACTCTGGCGACTTTATATATGTAGACGATATTTGCTGTAACTCTAAAGAATTGAATTGGACGACTGATTAGCTTTGGATTTTGTACAGGTACTGGAACAATTTGGCATCCCTGTAGTGGTTGCTGCGGCTTTCGGATATTTTATTTGGAAACAGAACAAGTACATTCAAGATGATTTGACTAAGGATTTGCATAACAAGTTTAACCGTCTTGAAGGTATCATTATAAAGCTTATAGACCAACAAAAAAAAATTCAAATAGAGAATAGAGGGCTTCAAAAACAATACGAGGCTTTAGTCCATATTATTGCTAAATTGAGCGGTAATGGATTGCAGGATAAAATAAATCATATTTTAGGTAAAAATAAAAAAAGGAGATAGTATGGCAGAAGATAATTTTAAGAAGATAATTATAGGTTACCTTTTTAATGAAGAGAGAAAAAGAGAGTTGATTAAAAAAATCAATGACGATATAAATATCCCAATGCTTTCAGAGGCTACGGAAGAAAAAATATTTACAGCTATTTGGGACGCAGTAGAGGATGTTCTTAAAGATGCTATTATGAAGGACTAATGGAAAGAATAACTGGAATAAAAAAAGTAATATCAGATACTTTATTAAAGATAGGAATGCATAGCCACGAGGCTGTTGATTTAATATATCACGTTGGTATGGCTGAGTCCGCTTATAAGCATATAACCAGCCCTGCTAACGGCAATCCTGCTCTTTCTTTCTGGCAAGTAGAGCCAGACACTGCTAAAGATATTTTAGACCATTTCGTTCAATTTAGACCCCTGCTAATTGAAAAATTAAAAGCTGTAGGGTTTAGGTGGGAACAAAGAGCTGATAAAGTAGACCTACAATTTCAAATGCGAACCAATATGGCGTTTGCTATAGCTTTATGTAGAATAAAGTTTTGGAGAGACCCCGCACCGCTCCCTAAAGTTGGAGATATAGAAGCTCAAGCTAAATACTGGAAACGTATATATAATAGTGAAAAAGGTCGCGGAACGGTAGAGCATTTCTGCGCTATGAACGGGTATAATCTCGACGAGAAAAAAGAAAAATAATTTTTTTCTTGCATTCAATATGATATTCGCTGTAAGTTTGCTGTATGGGCAGAGGTGATAGACAACCAAGACTTTTAAAAATTAAGCAAGTTAAGAGGTATGCTAACGAGGAAGGTATTCAAATATCTTCTGGAGCTATATACGCTATTCAAATGCATTTAGAGAGTATCCTTAAAGATTTGTGTAATGATGTCAAAAAACATAGTATAAAACGATTGAAGTCTGAGCAGATTTATGCCCTTATAGAAAAACAATATATGAAAAGCTTAAAGGGAATGAATCGAGAGTATGACGACACAATCTAGTATTATAACCGCCAAATATGACCCTCAGACAAGAGAAATAGCTTTAGATATACCTTATGAGTATAAAGATAGAGTTAAGCTTGTAGGGGCATTATGGAATAAAAAAGAGAAGTATTGGTATTTTGTAGAGCCTACCTTACCTATATGTGAGGCTCTTATGGAATTAAATATAACTTTTTCTCCCGCATTAACTAAAGTATATAATGAATTACAGTTTATAGAAAGAAGCGCGGGCGCGTATAAGAGAGCGGGTTTTACAGACCTTCCTAAAGATGATAATCATATATTATATAATCATCAAAATTATTTGGTAAGGCTAGAGGTAGTTATGCCGACCTTTCTGATTGCGGGACGGGAAAAACTATAGCGACTCTATCTGTTGTTAATGAGCATTGGGAAGAAAATAATAAAATAAAGGTGTTGGTTATTTGTCCAAAAAGTATTATACAGAGTAGTTGGATAGCTGACTGCAATAAAACCTATCCTCATTTAAAAATAGTTGCTGCGGTAGGTACTGCCGAGAAAAAATTAGAAGCTTTTAACTCTGATGCTAACATTTATGTAACTAATTATGAATCTCTTCATACTAAATTTTCTTTTGAGCAAGAAGGTTACGACATTCTTGTATGTGATGAGGCAGTGAGGTTAAAGAACCCTAGTGCTAAATGGACTAAAAGAGTTACGTCGTTAGCTCGAATAATACCTAAGAGAATTATAATATCGGGATTAATAACTCCTAATAATCTTATGGAAATATATTCGCCCTTCAATATAGTAGAACCTAGCCTATTAGGAGGTTCGTTTTATCAGTTTAGGCATAAATATTTCACACCTAATCCTTGGTCTTATATGAATAAAGAGTGGGTTCCTAAGAAGAAAGGGTTTGAAAATATAGCATCTAAAATAGAAAGGTTAATTATAAGGCATAAGAAAGATGATTGCTTAGACTTGCCCGAGAAAATATATAATATACGAAAAATTACGATGACAAAGGAACAGAAAAAATTTTATGATGAGATGGCTAAGCAATTTATAACTGAGATTGAAGATAAAACAATCACGGCTGTCAATGCGGGTGCTAAACTTCAAAAGTTATCTCAAATAACAAGTGGTTTTGTTTATCACGAAGACGATGGAGATAAAACTTTTACAGAATTTCATAACGCTAAAAATAAAGAGCTAGACTCGATGCTAATGGGAGAGTTAGCAGATGAACAGGTTATCGTTTACTGCACCTATAAAGGAGAGATAGCAATCTTTAAGGAGATGTACAAAGATGCAGTATTCATACACGGAGGGCAAACGGTTAGCTCTCAGCAAGAAGCTATTGAGAAATTTAAGGAGGGTAATGCGCGTATCTTATTCGCTAACGTTCAGAGCGCTAAGTATGGGCTTACTTTTACTAATTGCTCTAACGTTATTTATTACTCTTTATCTTATTCTCTTGATGACTTGTATCAATCACAGGAAAGAATACATCGGATTGGACAATCTAAAACGTGCAATTACACATTTCTTTGTGCTGATAAGAGCGTGGATTTTAGAGTTTATAAAGCCGTTATGAAAAAACAAGGACTTAATGATATGGTCTATTCAATGATAGAAGATATTAAAGGAGAAAAAAAATGAAAAATAGTGTTCAAGAAATATTACAAGACCTAATGGATTTAATATGGGGAACAGATAAAAAAGAAACAAAGAAGGAGACGAAAAAATGCAGTTCAAAGAAACCGAAGACCTC